CTAGAGCTTTAAGGTAATTGTTCTCGCTTGCTTTTAACGCATCTTGTTTTTGGATTTGAACATTTTTCTTGTCAATATTAAGTTGTTGGATTTTATCCTGTCGCAGCATCCGCTCTAGCGAAGCTTGAGCTGACAGTCTTTCTTTCTCGCTAAGGTCTGCGCTACTAGCCTTCTGCGCAAGTTCTTCTTTACGCAATTGACGCAGTCTTTCTTCCGCCGGTGTGCGCTTGTTTAACGCATCAATCTCGGCAGAGATCATGGCCAGTTTTTCGTCGAAAAGAGACGACACGAGAGAGCGCTCATCTTCATAGCGATTCTTCATCACCTCTTTGACTTCTTTATATGTTTCTTTTTCGTTATTAAGAGCAGTCTTGATCTCCTCTTCCTTTTCCTTGGAAGATTCGATCTCTTCAGCGTAACGATCCTTAATTGCCTGCCTCAACGCATCTACTTTTTCCTTTTCCTCGTCAAAATTACCCTTAGCTTCGCTCAGTTCTTGCTTGGCCTCCCCGATCTCGACCTTAAGGAGCTTCATATTTCCTTCTAGTTCTTCAATCTGCTTGTTGTACCCTGCAATCAACAAAGAGTCTCCACTTTTGGCCATTTCCTGCCGTAAGATTGCAAGCTGCCTGTTGTATTCTTCTTGGGTAATCTTGCCTTGCTTGCGCTGGTTTTCAAGGAGTAACATTCGGCCATCAAGCCTGCTAAGTTCTTGTGTGACTTGCTTGACAGCGTCACCGGTATTCATGATCATATCAAAGCCTTCGTTGAATGCACGGAACAATGTTCCACCCAACTTCTTCAATGCTTTGAATGCATCTGGCACGCCAGGGAGGTTTAAAATTGCATCCTTAAGTGCGCGAAATCCTAGCACCAACAGGTCAATTGCTTTAAACACCAGCTTAACAACCACCAAGATGCCGCGAACAAAAAGATCGGCAACCATTCCGAGAACGTCGAAAAATTCTTTGAATTCAGCTTGTATTGCAGGCAGGTCGTTTGCGATTGAAGCCATAAACTGAGTAGCTCCAACCCAAATACGCTGGAAAGACTTGCCGATGCCAGAGAGAGTCTCAATCAAAGACTCCATAGTTAAAGTATTCAAGTTGTTTACGATATTCTGAACCTGATTTGCATTCAGGTTGTCCATACGCTGCTGGACTTCGCCAATTGCACCTTTCAGGTTGTTAGTCATTTCCTCGCTAACTGCCACAAAGGCTTCCCGGAAAAGATCGGCAGTCACCTCCCCATTTTGCATGGCTTTATCGAGATCATCGATCCCATGAGTTGACTTCAAGTAGCCAGCAATCTGTCCTCGCAGCGCACCATCGAGTTCAGAGAACTGTTGGTTAAGTTCTTCCGACTGAAGTTTGCCCTTACCCATAACCTGCGCAAATGCTTCTATGTAACGCCCCGATTGCTCTGAATTCAATCCAAGGGTTGTAGTACGAGCAGACAGGGCGGCCATGACATCACTACTGTCCTTCAGAGATCCGCCACTTTGCAGGATGGCGGGAGTAATACGCTTAAAGCCTTTTTCAATGGTAGAAAGTGACGCCCCGTACTCAAAAGCAATTTGCTTAGACGCCATCAAGACTTGCTCTGACTCTTTTGCGCTGAGGCCGAAGCCTTGCATTGACAAGCTCAAGCCTTCTATTTGCTTTACTCGATTAATCAGAGGGTCGACTGCACCTTTAATTGCCTGGAAAGTTGTGACAACTGCCGTTCCTACCATTACGATTTGGTTCAGAGCAGCCCCTCCCTTCAAGAGTCCGTCCAGCCCAGGCACTTTGAGTTTAGCAAGTGCTAACAAGTCTCCATTAGCTTTTGCCAGCTCTATGGAATACTGCTTAACTTTGTTGTTGGCTTCGCTCCACTTAGCATTGGCTACCGTGATCCTTTGACCTTTACTATTTAGGACCTGAACGGTTCTGGCTATTGCGTCACGCTGCTGTTTGGCGGTATTTACCTGCTGGCGGAGACTGGTAACCGAACCCTCTTCTGTTCGATTTTTCTTTTGAATTACTTTGTCTAATTTGTCGTATTCAGACCTGGCTTGAATTATCTCGGCTTTATATTTGTCTAGATTATTGTCAAATTTAAGTGAAATTTTTTGTGACTTAGTGCCGCCAAGGATATTGTTGATGGCATCTTTAGCCTCCTCAGACCCGGCCTTTGCCTGGCTCCATAGTTTATCAAACTGACGCTGAGCGGATTCTGTTTTCAGGTTTATGTCGATATTGTACTGAAAACTGTCTCCAGCCACGGCCCTAGGAAATCAACTGGCTTAGGCTTCCATAAAAAAGAGCCCCTTTCGGGACTCCTGGAACAAGCTATAAAGCAAGGCCGCCAATCGGACTGATCAGTTACCAGTGTTTTCGTCGAGCTCAACAACGTACTTGCCGTAACCAGTCAGACTGCACTCCCATGACACAATGGAAGTAACCTCGTTGGATTCAGTGTAACCCATCAGAGTGCCGTAGCCGTAAACAGTCTCAACGGTGCCAGTGGGGCCCACGCGAGCAACTTTAACACGCAGACTGTCGGCAACAGTGTTCTGCTCAGTGAGACGCAAGATCTGGTAGCCAGCATCCTTGAAATCGGCAATGCCAGCCAAGGTCATCGTCCAGGACTTGGTAGTAGCCACAGCCTGGTTAAAGCCGCTAGTGGTGTCGTCGTAGGTGTAAATATCCTCGGAACCGGTATCGGTTTCAAGGGAGGCCTGGGTCAAACCAAGAAGCTTGACGGGCTGCATAGTGCCGTTTGTAGGCTCAGCAACAGGAGTAGCGCCCAAGCTGAAAACACCATTACTGTAGGTAACCTTTTCATTGGCGGCTACGACAGTGGTTGTATCAATAAAGTTAGTGGCGCCGGTTCCGATGCCAGCTGTTACGCCAGCAAAGCCAACGTCGACGGATTCTGCCTTGAGGGGGATCAGATAAAGATCGTACCCGAAGGCAGCAGAGAAGTTTGCCATACAAAAGAACGGACCCAGGTCCGCGTGAAGGTACCTCGGACCCTCTACGGCCCGTTATTACTATTCTTCCTAAGGGACGAGAACTGGTTTGTCGCTAGGAATCATAACTTTTGTCTGGACCTTAGCAGTCAGCCCATCGGGAGTGGCGACCACTTCCATTGCCGATGAACCTGAAAAAGTACGCATAATGCGCTCTACAGCGCTAGTTACTTGGTCTCCAGTAGCGCTACCCCAAGCGATTACGTAAAGATTCCAGTTTTTCTCGATATTTGTAGAGCCATAAAAGTCCATGCGCCGAATCTGAGCCGTGTCATGAATAACAACTTCTAGGCCGTCTATTGACTTCAAGTCTGGCATGTCTGCGCCAGGAGTCACAATGCTGATTGCAGGGGTGGTCGAAGTGTTGGCCTTGAAGACATAGCTGCCAACTAACGCCATGAAAGTAGCGTCGGCGACCAGAGTGTTGTAAACAATTTCTGGAGTCGTAGGAAAAGTCTGAGCCATGGCGCCAACTCTGTACAAGCCTAGTGTTCCTGCGGGTATACTAGATCAACAACGCAGAAAAGCTTATGCTAATCGCTTTACCCAGCATTTTTTCTGGCGTTGTTACCGTAATTCGATGACAAACGCTAGTTTTCAAACGCTCTTTGAGCGCCCACAAGACTACGTTTATACCATGAATGCACTTACTTCGGCCGAAGCAAAGCGGCTCTGGAGGGCCGGGATTAAAAAGGCCTGGGGAGACCGCTGCGCATACTGCGGGCAACCCCCCATCGATGATAAATCCTTGACGATTGACCACGTCAGACCTCGAGCGAAAGGAGGAGAAGATAGGACCTCTAATGTAATTCCAGCTTGCCGTCGATGTAACCAAGCGAAAGGGAGCGAGGAATGGATTGCCTGGTACCGCGTACAGCCCTATTACAGTGCATACGCAGAACTTCGCATCAAAAATTGGCTAGAGCATGGCGTCGTACAAGATGCCTCCGACGCTGATACCAACTGGCTAGAGACGCTTATCAACCTACCAGGCACGTAGGTCGTGCCCCTCTTCTGCTATAATCTTAGTGGAAACTTCGGGCAAGCAGATTGTCACATTGGTTCCGCAAGGTGAACTCGCTGTTCTTATTTGTTTGCTCGCACTTTCTTGGGCAATCAAAAGTCCAGTATAACCTGTCGACGTCTTAACAGGCG